GTGATGTTTTCTTTCTCAGAAAAAAACGTTTTAGATTTCGGCATTTCTATTGCATGGTTTCGCATTGCTTCGGCTCTTGCGTGGCTTACTGATCGGTTGCGTTGTGCTACTTCTTTGTGTCCTTTGCGGTTGTTGCACTGCGCGCAACATGGTTGCAAGTTATCGAGCGAGTGATCGCCGCCGTTCATTAACGCAACGATGTGGTCTACTGTGTCGGCTGGTTTGCCGCAGTAGTTGCACGTGGGTTTGCCTTGCAGGATGATTGTGCGGTTGCGTTTGTATTCTGGGTTGCTGTGTTCTTTACCCATTGCTACCGCGCCGCAAGCGGCTTGCTCTCGTTTGCTGTTGTTGATGTGTCATGTCGGGCTAATCCTTTGTGTCGGTTTGTTAAGTGTATGTCATCTGTATGTGTGATTTGAGACAGAGTGATGATGCTCTACCCATCGGGCTGCCTCAATCCGATTACCTTGCACATCTAGTCGATTATGTTTACGACTCGCCCCAACGCATAGCACATCGTCTTTCGTGTATCAGGTTTTGTGCGCGCTGGTCTAACTGCGTTACCGCAGGTCATCCAACCGCGATGCGACTCGCTTAGGTATCCGGTTACTCGCCGATTGTGTTGCGTTTAATGACGTTTCTTATCTGACCTAACCATCAAGATTGCCCAGATTACTACTACGCCTAACAAGCCCCAGACTGTGCGACTCATCGCTGTTCCCAATCTCTTTTGTGCATGTAATCAAACTGCATCAAAACTTTGTTACGCATAGCCCACCATGACCTGTTGCGCATTTCGTATGCAAGTTCTTTCCATTGTTTAAGGCGTTCAATTTCTTCTTCATTTGTCATTTCTTTAGCCCATCTATGACGGCTGAACATTGCCCAGCGGTAAGTGTTTCTACAACGCAATCATCTACTTGCAATAGTTTGTGGATGTAGTCGAGCAGCTGCAGATCATCCCAACCCTTACCACGCGCAAGGCTCTTTAAGAAACCAATCTGTTTAGGTGTAGCACTGCCATGACTATCTGGTTTAGCCGGCGCACTGTTGATGCGGTTGACCTTTTCCATTTCGGTTACTGATGCGCGCTCGCCTGTGTGCCCAATGCGGCTGTTACTGATCGCACGGCCAATGGCGCTGGTTTCGCAGTTTTCTAAGAAACTGGTTTTGTTTACAGGGCTGTTGCCAAAGACCTCCTCTGCATAGCCTGTAGCGATAAGTCGGTCATCGTTGTTGTAGCACTCTGCGCGCATGATGATTGTTGAACCGTCATAGTGGTGGATGGACGTGATAATCCTGCCTTCTGGGTATTCTGCCCACCAGCGCACTAAGCGTTGTGCAACGGTTTCGTACAGGCTTAGGTCAAAGTGTGCCATTACAAACCCATTTCTTTAAGTAGTTCACGGCCTGCATTGGTGATGCTAAACACTCGTTGCTCTGAACCTGACAAACCAGCACGCACTACGCCAGTTGGCTCAATCATGCCAAGTTTGTTTAACTCTGAAACTCTTTGCCAATAACTAGCACCTGGCTTGCCAATCAAACCAAGAGCGTGGCCAGTTTCCTCACTCGTCATGTCAACGTGTGATCTATACGCCAACAAGATTTGTATGCGCATTGAGTTGGCGCGCGGTTTTGCTTTACGCGCTGCAACGTGTGATGTTGTCGGATGTTGACGCGCTGCCATTGGAAACGCTTTAATGTTTTCTTTGTAACCACCCAATCCGTTAGATGGGTGAAACATTTGCATTTGTTCGCTCATGTCGGGTTCTTTCTCTTAGTCGGGAATATTGGTTTGACCTTACTACACGCTTTTAGGTTGGGGTGTAACCATAAGACTTTTTCTGGGTTGTGTCTGTACCTTGTGCCGTGCATTGTTAGGCCGCATAATTTACAAGGCGCGTATAACATTTATGGCCGCCTTCAGCACGCTGGCATTAAAGCGATTTACTTCGCCGCCGATTGTCATAAATGCGTCATACATCAGTACCAGTTCATCCAGCAAAATGCTGTGATCTGGCTGTTCAGGTTTCGGCACGTGATTAGGTCTAAAGATGTCATCTATAAATTCTTTAAACACTTTGTTGTATTTGTCTGAATAAGTTTCTGGGTACATTTGTCGGGTCTCCTCTGTTATGCCTGTTTCGGGATATGGAATATCAGCCATAGGTGCTAGCCCACGCTGAAAAACCCACCATACGGTATAGGTGTACTGCAGCACGGATATTTACGTCAGGGTAAAACAGATCGTCCAGTTTGGTAATGATGCCAGCCTCGATTAGCCACGTTTCGTGTATGCCGTTTATTTGTAGCAAGCCTCGACTGCCACCGTTTGAGTCTTTGCCGTTCCATGCCATTGGGTTGCAGCGCGACTCACGAAACATCACACGCGCAAGCATTGGTGCTTCTTTTGCTGGCCAGCCAGCCGTGATCGCGTCAGCCACGTATTCGGCACAGCCTTTTGGCACGGTAGTGGTTGTAGCCGGCGCAACTGTTGTGGTGGGCACAATGCTTGTCAGGGTTATGGTCTGTTGCCCTGTGATCTTTGGCAGGCTGTCAGGCGCTTTGTGAGCGTCCCAGAGCAGGGTTAAACACGCTAGACCGCTAAGTGCCCATGCGCCTAATTTGATCGCTATATAGGTCATTTTTTCTCCAATTGGTAAGGGGTTTGCCATGAGTCACCGATTGCGTCTTTAAACGCAATTTGTGCGTGTAGCACTTTGTCGGTCTCTGGGTCACGGAATATTTGCACCAAGACCATTTGACTGTTGTCTAGGTGCGTGGTGTAAACCTCGTAAATGTATGTTTTTGCGTCTGCCATAATGCATCTCCTATCGTCGGTGTTTCCACCATAGGGCATTACTGTGGCAGTTCGGTGAATACCCTTTTAAACGCTTGTTGTATAAGGTTTGCAGGTTGCTTGACAAAGGCTGGTGAGACCTCAAAGTGCAGCCAATCTCCACCCGGTGCGCCACCGATAGTTGGCGTGGTGTAGGCGGACCAGCGCTGTCGATCACAACGCCAGCCGCGTCCAAACGGTTTAGGAAAATAGTCAAGCACTTGTTCTATGCCTAATTCGTTTGCGTTGGCTAGCACAGTGTTAAGAAACGCAACTGCGCCTTTACGGTTTGCTAGTGGGTATTTGTCCGACTTGCGATATGACAAGTCAACGGCTCGACCAGTGGCATGAACGCTAAGTGAGCCAGCGTTGCCTTTCATGTCGCGAACGCCCCAACTGCCGTTATTCCACAGCGCGCCGTTGCTGTACTTAATTGCTTGACGTATCCACTCATCCATGCCCGGTATCGGGCCTGCAGCTGCGCCGTCACTGTTACCTGTGTATGGCCGTGAGCCAATGACTTTAGGGTTGGCTGGCACTATTGGCATCTGCTGGTTTCCTTTTAAGTCCGTTAGCGGCAACAAGTCCAGAGAGTGTGCCAGTCATAAACACTGTAAGTGTCGAGAGCAAATCAATAAATTGTGCGTCATTAGGTGATTGCTCTAACGGCTGGGTAACAAACAACAAGCCGTACACAAAGCCGATAACGGTAATTGCAAACGTCACGGCAATGGTGCAACCAACAAACACGATCATGCGCGCGTGTAGGTGTTCTATTTCTGATTTTTCTTTAGTCATTAGCTACCCTTTCGCATTGTGTAATTGTTGTACATCGTGTCATTGGGCCTGTTTTAGGCGCGTTTTTGCGTGTTGTTTCGCACGCGGTCAGGACAAGTGCAAGCATGACGCTAGTCAGCAACAGGCGTTTCATCCGTCAATACATAATCTATGACTTTTCCAAAATCTTCAATTTCTTGTTCCGTAAGTTCTCTCACTACTATTTCACCTGTTAATACATCATGAAATGTTCCTATTTTAGTTTTCATTTTTATGCTTTCCTATATCCGTAAACCGTAATAGTTATACCTGTAAAAGTGCTGCCAATGCTTAACGTAAAACCTGTTGCTTGTGTGGTGCTTGCGCAAAAACCGTTTGAATACACCATAGAACCTGCCGTGTTTATGTTTGGTGTGAAACAACCATAAGCCTTGTGTTTTGCAAGGTTTGCATTTTGGATGTCCATGTTTAGGTTGCAACCGTTAACGTTTGCTGCGCCTACTTCTTGCCAGTTTGCAGCGTTATTAAAACCAACTGCGCTAGGCGCTGATGGCCCGCCACCTGCATAAGCAAAATAAATAACACCTCCATAATAGGCAGTAGTGATGCCTGTAAATTGAAATGCGATTGGTGTTGCAGCAGCAGTTCCTCCACCTGTAGCAATTATTTTGTATGCGTCATAAGTGCTTGAAAAGCAGTTACTCACAGTAACGGATGAGCCAGAATTGGCCGTTGTTGTGCTGACATACACTAGACCGCTGTTAGCCAAATACGTGTTGGTATCTGCGCTAGTTAGCACCTCTGTAGTAAACGTTTTGACAGCCATAAGTTCTCCCTACTGTAGTAAATCTGTGCCGTTAATTGTGGACTTGTCAAGGATAAACCAAGCCGTGTAACGCGCCGATCCGTCAACAGTCATTTGCCACTGACCCGGCACAATGCGATGCTCGATGCGGTTGATCAACTCTGTTTGGCTGATGCTGTTACCAGATGGTGGTTGCACCGTCAGCGTGTAACGATCCAACAAATCAAGTTGCATTAACGTAGTCCAGTCAGCCGTTTGCGCTGTAACGCCAACCGATAGTGGTGAGATGTTGGTGAGCAACTGTCCGTTAACGGTTGCCTCATATGCGGCCAAAGTGACCGCTTGGGCTTGTGTGGATAGTTGTGTTTGAGTGTTCATGGCGTTTGTGCCATAAGCCGTAACGCTTGCTGTGTTCGTGGTCGAGGTTTGACCGCCACCAGTAAACGTCACCGTGATGTCGTTGCGGATCGCTGCAGCGTCATAGTTAATCTGTACTGACGGCTCAAACGGTATAGACCCTGCAGCAAATGTGGCTTGGCTGGTGTTGCTTGTCGTGTTGGTGTACACATAATTGCGGTCAGTAAATTTGATTACGCCGGCGCGCGTTACAAACAGATCGCCGTCCTCTGAATTGTTGACTAACTGCATTTCGGCTACAAGGTTGCTACCCGGTGTAGATAGCCCACCTACGGTTGCTACTGGTGTTGTGGTAATGCTTTGTAGTGACGCATCCCAAGACGTGTAAGCAAGTAGTCGAGTCACGCGTGCCGCTGATGTTTCAGTAATGTTGTTGTTGTTTACGTTGTATAGCGCTAATGCTTCTGCTGCGCTAATTGCACGGCCAATAATGCTAAACTCTTGAGCGATTGTGCGGACTAGAAAAGCAAAGTTAATTGGCGTGTAAACACCAGTTGTAAACGCGGTTGATGATGAACCAGTTTGCGCTATGCCGTTTATGTATAAAGACACAACACCAGTTGATTTAACATAAGTTACCGTAATAAATACTGCAGGATCATTTATTGAATAATTTGCAGATGTGCTAAATCGGTTGCTTTCAGTAAAAACATTGCCGGCAAAGGCTTTAATGCGCCCGGCATCTAAACCAATAAACAAAGTACTTAAACCATCCTGTTTGCTAATTCCCATGTTTGCAGTTGTTAATGCTTGTGTTGGCGAATACCAACCGCTCATTGTGACATCGCCAATTGTTGGCTCTCGAATTGGTTTATTTGAGCTGTATTGGCTGTCACCTGTGCTAACTGACGGACTTGCCAACGCGGTAGAAACTTGTGGGCCTAAGCGATAAAAAACATTAAAAAGCGCTGACAACGTATATCCCTCTACTACGTCAGTAATAGTGGTGCTTGCTTGCCCATCGTTGCAACGCCAATAATTGGTTGGTGACAACGCAATCGTGTGGTTATACACATAATCTGGCAACAAGTCTTGTGAGAGCAAACTTATGCCATCAAAGCATGACAACGTGGTGGTAGCAAACTTGCCTGCTTGATCCCATGCAGCTGGGAAACCATCCACAAAGCCTCTAAACACACTATAAGTGACGCTGTTGCTTATGCCCTCAATTTTGATTTGGCGGCGTGGTAACAGTTTGCCGTAGTAAGTGCCAGCGGTGTTGAACGGATCAAATAGTCGAGAGTTGTTATTTAAGACAACTTGTGCTGTGCCAATAAATGGGCTGTAATCGTCAGACCTGCCACGCGAAACATTGGCAGAATACACATACTCTGTAATGTCCGTCCATGTTGGTGACGCAACGTATGGGCCGTCATCAAACGCAATGCTTACTTTGGGTGTTGGCCATGCCATAGTTACGCCAGAACGCTTGCCAGTGAGCCTGTGCGCGACTTGTAAGCGGTGAGCGCGTCCACAATGCCTTTACCGATTGCTACCGGATCACCTACGCCAGTATTAACAGTTATGTTTATACCGCCACCCATTTGACCCATCCTCGACAATGGGATTACGGCCTCTGGGCCTGCCTCGCCGATCATCGCCAATGTTGGTTGATTAACAATGCCGCCTGCAGCCATTTTAGGAATGTTTATTCCACCGCCAGCGTTTGGTGCATCGCCGCCACCAACCCTTCCTAATTTAATTTCACTAATTAAACCAATATCAGGCAATAACGGCAACGCGTTGTAACCCCTAATAACCGCGTTAATAACCTTAATCCAACTGTTTGCAAACGTTTCAAAAACAATAATAATGCCATTAACTACAGCGTTTACGCCTGTGCTAAACCACTCAAATTTTTTGTATGCAACAACTAAACCAGCAACAAGCAAAGCAACACCAATAGCAATAAGGCTAAATGGATTTAGTGCCATAGCAACGTTGGTAGCCACAATCGCTGCAGCAACTAAACCAATAGCGCCAGCAATAAACAAAAACGCTTCAGGGTTTTTAGTAGCCCAATCTGCAAACTTTTGTACATATGGCAAAATGGCTTGCACTACTGGCAGCAACGCTTCTCCAATGCTGCCTTTTAGGTTTTCCATTTGCGCTGCCATTATTCGAGAACTGTTCGCAAGGCCGTCAGATGTTTTAGCAAAATCCCCTTGTGCATCGCCAGTTTGTTTAAAAATAGCGCTTTGTGCCGCAAGTATTTTTTGTTGATCAGTAAGCGCGCCTGATCCGTCATAAATGCCCAAAGACATTGCTTCGGCTTTTAACGTGGCATCGT